ATCGACGGCACGACGACCACCTTCACGCCTGGCAACTACGGAACTGTCAACCCGACCAATGTCGCGGTGACGGTAGCCACGACGACGCAGACGGTCACCCATAACAGCGACGGCCAGAAGACGATCACCATCTCCTGCCGCTGGAACAATAGCTCGGCAAGTTATCAGGGCGCGACCTCTTCGAAGACCGTCACCCTGACCACGATCCCGCGCGCGTCCTCAATGAGTTTCAACACATCGCAGACGATGGGCACGGCGTACACCTTCACCATCTCGCGCGCGTCTTCGTCCTTCAGCCACACTATCACATGGTCGTTCGGCGGTTCTTCGGGTACGGCGGTAAGCTCCACAAGCTCCACGACCCCGAGCTTCACGCCCGCGATCGCGACCTTCGCCCCGAAGTGTACCAACGCCACGAGCGCGACCATCATCTACACCCTGAACACATACAGCGGTTCGACCCTGATCGGCAGCAAATCCTACACCGCGACCCTTGCGGTTCCGTCCTCGGTCGTTCCCTCTGTCAGCCTTGCGGTGAGCGCGGTCAACCCCTTCAACAGCCTATATTTACAGGGCAAGAGCTCGGTCAGGCTGACGGCTACAGGCTCGGTATCCAACGACCACGGCGCGACTATCCGAAGCTATAGCTTTCAGGTGCTGAACAGCGCAAGCACGGCGGTGTCTTCGGGAAGCTCTTCGACCTCAAGCACGAGCGCGACCCACACTTCGGGAGTCCTGACGGGAAGCGGTTCACACACCTGCAAGGTGACCATCACCGACAGCCGAGGACGCACAGCGACCGCGACAAGGACGATAACGGTCACGGCGTATTCAAAGCCCGTGTGGGGCACGACCTCAGCCTACCGATGCGACAGCGCGGGAGATGTTGCGGAAGAAGGGACATATATCGCTCTGACCGCAATGGCTCAGTACTCGGCAGTGAGCGGGAACAGCATCTCGCTGACCTATCAGACCAAGGAGAGCACGGCATCGTCATGGAGCAGTGCGACATCGTACACCAACGGAACGAAGACCATCATCGGGAGCGCCTACGACATCACAAAGGCGTATAACGTGCGAGTCACCGCGACCGACACGGTCGGGAACACCATCACAACGACCCTGTACGTAAGTACGAGCGCGGTCGGTATCGACTACGACCCCACGAATAACACCTTGGGTCTGTTGAGGTACGCGCCTAACGGGTCGAATGATGCCGTCTACATGCCGAAAGGATATGCCTACGGCATTGACGGCTCCACCTTCTCCAAGCTCTTGACGGAAGACATCTTCGCGCACGGAGCGCAATATATTAAGTTGCCGGGCAACCTGCTCATACAATGGGGACGCGTCGGCGCCTATACGAGTGCCAAAAGGGACGACTTGACAGTATCCCTCCTTCAGCCTTTCGCTAATACCGACTATGTGGTCATCGCGTGCGGAGGTTGCAGCTCTGAGCCATACAACTACGAGACTGGTGCTGTTATTTACTCAAAGACAACGACCACATTTGTCCTGCATAGATACAACGCAACCGCTCAGTGGCTTAATCATATGTACTGGCTTGCCGTGGGGGTGTACTGACATGGACTGGACATCAATCATCGTGGCGGCGGTCACCGCCCTCGGGTCGTTCTTGGGCGTTTATTACGCGAACAGGAAGAGCGCCGAGAAAGCACAGGCGTTGATCAGCTATCGACTGGAGCAGTTGGAGATAGCTGTCAATAAGCACAACCAAGTCGTCTCAAGGGTCTATAAACTTGAGGAGGCTCAGGCTGTCACAGACGAAAAAATCAAGGTGGTTGATCACCGCCTCGATGGGTTAGAACGGAAAGGAGCATAACTATGATTGTTGGAACGAATCCACCCATCAGCATCACCTGTTCGGGCGCACGGTTTACAACCTATACGGACATCATCGTGACCTTGTCGCAGGGCAGTGTTGAAATTGACTTAACGCCTACTGTTGTCAGCGACACGGAACTTTCCGTCAGTTTGACGCAAGTACAGAGTTTGAAGCTGTCCGCACCGTCCGCCTATCCGCTTAAGGTGCAGGCCAACTGGTTAGATAACGGTGTGCGCTACGCAACCTACGTGACCATCGCTAACACATATGAACAGCTTTACGGTGAGGTGATCGGATGAACATCGAATTAGAAATGCCATCCTATGAGATGCCCAAAATAACAGACCTGACCGTAGCCTTAGAGCCTGTGCAGGATACATCAGGCGGAGACCCATCGCCCTCCAACATCTGCCCCATCACAGGGCATAGCGAGGTTAAGGTGTACAACGGCGCAGTCTACGGCACGGCAGATGATACCTACACCATCTCCCTCGGCGATACCTACTACGGCGGTACGCTTGATGTGCTGACTGGGGTACTGACGGTGGATAGGGCGATGGTAGATCTTGGGACGCTAAGTTGGCAGTATCTAGCATCATATAAAATCTTTTCCTCAAACGTCAGTGGCAAAAAGCCGAGCAGTACCGAAGGCATTATGTCACAGTATGTAAATGGTGGTTGGTGGAGCGAATGGGCAGACAAGGATTGTGTATGGTGTGGAAATAAAGCAAACACTGGGGTCGTTGTAAGGGACACACGGTTCGCAAACGCCGCCGAATTCAAGACCGCCATGAACGGTGTTCAGTTTTGCTACGAGCTCGCCACTCCCACAACCGTCCAACTGACAGCTCACGAGGTCGAGACGCTCACAGGCATTAACAACGTGTGGAGCGATTCGGGAGATGTTACCGTCACGATATCAGGAACAACGCAGACTGGTGATGTGGTTACGGTTACTGCATTGCCACAGCACAAGATTCAGCTTTTTATGCCTTAAGAAAGGAGCAAACCTATGAGTGACAAAATGTACGATGCAATCAAAACCATCGCATTACTGGTAGTTCCGTGCCTTGCCTTGGCAACCACCTTGGTCAATGCATGGGGCGTACCTAACGCAGACATTTGGGCGGCGACCTTTGCCGCACTTGACGTGTTTGTGGGCGCAGTTGTGACGGTCGCAAAAAAGCTGTACGATGAACGGCACAAAGACAAGGGAAAGGCCGGCTGATCCGGCACGGAAGGAGGAGAAAATGTCAGAATATTACGCTTCTAAAGTCATCGCCTACGCGAAGAGCCAGATCGGCTACCACGAGAAGGCGAGCAACGCGCAGCTGGAGGACAACACGGCCAACAGCGGCAGCAACAACTGGAATAAATACGCCGCCTATATCGACAAGAACTTCCCGGACTTCTACAACTATCCCAAAAATATCGGGATCCGCGGCGAGTGGTGCGACATCTTCGTGGACGCGTGCATGCTTCACAGTTTCGGCGAGGCCGGCGCGCTCTACGTGACCTGCCAGCCGAAGAAGTCCGCCGGCGCCGGCTGCTACTACTCAGCCCAGTACTACAAGCAGGCCAACCGGTGGTTCACCAGCTCGCCGAAGGTGGGCGACCAGATCTTCTTCGGCGACTACGACCACACCGGCCTGATCATTGACGTGACCGGCGGAGTGATCACCACGGTTGAGGGCAACAAAAACAACCAGGTCGCCGAGTGCAAGTACGTTGTCAACCATCCGTATATCAAAGGTTTCGGCCGTCCGCGCTACGATGCCGAGCCCAAGACGGAGACACCCACGCCGACCACCAAGCCGGCAGAGCAGAAGCCGCAGACCGTCACCGAGTACAAGATCAAGAGCGGCGACACCCTGAGCGGGATCGCCGAGAAGTACAAGACGACCGTCGACGAGCTGGTGAAGCTGAACGGGATCCAGAATCCGAACCTCATCATCGCCGGCCAGACGCTCAAAATCCCGACGTCGGAAGCGGGCCCGAAGACCTACACCTACAAGATCCAGCCCGGCGACACGCTGAGCGCGATCGCGAAGAAGTACGGCACCACGGTGACCGCGATCTGCAAGGAGAACGGGATCAAAAACAAGAATTTGATCATCGCCGGGGATACCCTGAGCATCACGGTGTAAAAATTTGCTCTTTCGTGTCCACTTTCGTGTCCACTCGGTGTGTATGCCGCTTGTCTAATGTTGTACTCTCATGGTACAATAGAGGGCGCTGGAAACCGCTTAAAAGGCGCGTTTTGTACTCATCGCGGACAATGTTAGAAGTGCGGCGGACAAAGAGTAAGCTAATTCGAGTCCCACCAACTGCACGACAGAAAACCCGCTTAAACAGCGGGTTTTCTCGTATCCATATTCAATTCGTGTCCACTTTCGTGTCCACTAAATCCGCGTAAAAATCGCGGATCGTGTCCGCGGCTCGCTGCTTGTGGTCTTCCATCGCGTGCTGGTAGATCCTCTGCAGGGTGGCCACGTCATCCCATCCGCCGACCTTGGCAATGTACTGATCCGGCAGCCCGCGGGCGTGCATCTCGCTGGCGAAGAAGTGCCGGAGATCGTGGAAACGCATCCCGGTGTCATCGAGGCCCGCCTTCTTGCGGAGCCGGTGCCAGGCTGCATCGAGCGAGGACGGATGAATAAAACCAACGACCGGGAAGCCTTGCGGGGCGTTTTGAGCAGCTCTCCGCAATTCCTGGATCATTTCAGCCGGCAGAGGAACTTCGCGGGTTCCCGCCGGCGTTTTTGTTTTATCCTGGACGACCCACCCGTCCGGCGAGCTGACACAGGCCCGGCGGATCAGGATCGAGTCGGCGAGGATGCAGTCGGCATAGAGCGCGCATATCTCAGAGCGCCGGAGCGATCCGAACGCTGCCAGCTTCACCGCGAGAGCCATCCGCGGGGTCGCCTTCTCGATCAGGAGCCGCACCTGCGCCTCGGTGGGCATCGTGCACGGCCTTCTCATCCGCTGAGGCACCGCGACACGGATCAGCAGATCCGGGCGGTACATCTTCAGCGTGGCCGAGTAAAGGCTGCGCAAGTTGGCGAGAGTCTTCGCCGACAGCTCGCCCGCCATCTCGTTGATCGAGGTCTGCAGGGTTATGTTGGTTATTGCGTAGAGGTTTTGACCTCTCAGCTGATCCGGCACGCGTCGGATCAGTGACTCATAGCTCCGCACGGTGGACGGGCTAAGGACGTTTGACCGGGCTTTGACGTAACCGGTCAAAGCCTCGCCGAAGGTCAGATCCGCGCGCTGGGCGCTCGCATACTCAGCCGCGCGGGCTTTTTGCTCAGCTTCCCGCCGCGTCCTTCCGGTCACCGAGAGCCGCTTCCCGCCGACCTGGATCCGGACACGCCACGACCCGGACGGGAGTTTTTCAGCTTTTCCCATGATGTAAATCACCTCCTAAAGTGTGCGCATATTGTACTATTAGCGTACAAACTTAGTCAATAACCGAACAAATTAAGGATGAAAGATGGGTAAATAATCGAACAGGTGTTTGTATTCGGCCTTGAAATACGAACGCGCGTTTGCTATGATGGCCACACAAAGGAGGCGGCGTCATGGAGAAAGAGAAAATTATAAATCAACTTTGCAGGGAGATCGAAGGGCTCGACCTTGCGGCCTTGCGGTTCCTTTTGGACATGGTAAGACGACTAAAGCCGGAGCGTTAAAGCCCCGGCTTTTTCTATGCCCGTTTTTTCATTCGTGACCCACCCAGAAACGATTTTAACCGCAAAGGTGACCAACTGAGCACCCGGCTGATATAAATCGATTGTAGAGCCTTTAAACGCGTTATATATAAAAGTGCCCTCCGCTTGGCAAGCTGGCGGAGGGCTGAGGTATCGAAAGGGCGGCGCCCGCGCTGGAGCTTGTCCCGTCCTCGGCGCCCGCCCGATAAAGAGCCGACGGCACCTACAGCGCGATTATATCACAAAAACAGCAACAAACCAACACAAACCAACAATATACCACAAAACCAACAGACAAAAAGGGACACTTGGGTACACTTGGGTACACTTAGATACAAAAGGGACAAAAAGAGACAGCAGAAGGGAAAGACCCCGGCCGATCGGTTGATCAGTCGGGGTCTTTTTTGTTTTCCTCGCTCAGCATGTCCATGAGCTTCTCGATCCGCTTCCAGTCTTCCGGCGTGAGCGCTGCCAGCATGTGGATAAACCGACGGCGGAAGCTATCCTCCGGATCGCGGAAGATGTCCGCGGTCAGCTTCGCGAGCTCGGCCTCCTTCGAGATCGGCAGGAACATGTCGCCGGATCCGGTGCGGAGCCACTCCTCGGAGACATTCAGATCCGGCGCGAGAATGATCGCTTTTATATGGCGATCGGTCACGGCTCGTCGCCCGCGCTCGATGTCGGAGATCGCGGCCCGTTTGATGCCGACATACTCGCCGAACTCGCTCTGGTTCATGTTTAGAGCCTTGCGGAGAATTTGAAGGCGTTCATTTATCGTCGTCACGGCATCACCTCCTCGCCTCGCATTATAAACGGCTCAATTTTGAAAAGTCAAGAAAAATTCCATTTTGCGAATTTTTATGGTTGACAATAGTCGCAAAATGGATTATATTGTACGCAGATCGACCAAAACAGACAAAAACAAGAACAAAAAACCAAAACACCAGGAGGACACAAAAATGAAAGAACTCAACCTCAAGAAGGCCATGCAGGCCTACGCCGAGATGGAGACGGCCGACCGCTGGATGCAGGTCGACTCCCTCAGATGCGTGAGCGATCGGGAGAAGGCCCGCTGCGAGATCCAGCAGGCCAACGCCCACAAGGCGTTCGAAGAGATCACCGCGGATCTGACGAAGATCCTCGACGAAGTGCAGCACCGCTGCAGCGCCCGGATCATCACCGCGAGGGACATCTGCCGGGCCCTTCGGCAGATCGACGGCAAACTCGACATCACGAAGAAGGCGATGGACGGCGTCACCGTGGCGGTCGACCTGAACGCCCAGAACTTCCCGGGCATGTACAAGGGCACGCCGTACTCGACCATTTTTGAAGCTCGTTACAAGTCCGGCAGCTGGCGGATCACTGACATCTACCGAGCCGAGACCCGCGCCCAGTCGAAGGGCTGCACGGTCAACCTCACCGAGGAAGCCAAGGCCGCGATCCTTGCCAACTTCCAAACCCTCAGCATCTGAAACAAAAGGAGTCAAAGCCATGTTAAAAAGCAAATTCGAAAAGCTCTCCGGCATCGTCGTGAGTGAGTTTCAATACAGGATCATCGAGCAGGAATATCTGGAGGATCTGGAGGCCTCTCTGGACAAGGCAGCCTTCGCGGTGAGATACAAAAAGGACGCCGACGGTCTGGCGACGAAGGTCTGCCGGATGGTGGATGAAGAAGTCGAGCAGATGCGGCAAGATCTCAGGGACAAAGGCGGGGCACTATTCCGGGAGAACACCGAGCTGAAGGAGCAGATCCAGAAGCTGACCGAGCAGCTCGACAAGGAGCTCGAGTGGAAGCCGTTCGTCCCCGTCAGTGAGGTGCAGCAGGAAGAATACGAGCGCGGCAAGATCGCAGCCCGCGCCCTGTCGATCGAGGAAGCGATCGAAACGGTCTGCGACGAGTTCGGGTTCGATCCGGCGAAGGTTCGGATCCTCACCACCGCCCCGGCATATGAGAAGAACCGGCACGGCGTGGTCAGAGTGAAGCCAGGCGAGACGATCGACCGCGCGCCGTACTGGTGCGCGACAGATGACCATTATATCCGCTTCACTTGCGCGAATTGGGACTACGAAATGTTCAACGGCGAGCTTCGCCAGATTTGAGGAGGCCGAGATGGGAAAAAGTAAAGGATTTATCCTGGCCACGATGCCGATCGGGAAGAAAGCGCCGGACGTGACGGTATACCCGGCGAGCGCGGTTGACGCCTTCAGGGATGCCAGGGAGAAGGCGATCGCGGACGAGACGATCCGCACCGTCTACCAAAGATGGCAGAACGGACGGTGGTCGAAGTACTCGCCGGACTTCCGGATCATGGTCAAGCTGTACCCGTACCAAGTGCCGGCGGGCGTGATCCGAAAGCTGGCAGAAATGGGGGTGCAGGCATGAGCAAGAAGAAGGTGAAGGCAAGGACGAAGGCGAAGCCGAAGGAGAAGGAGCAGCCGAAGGAGAAGGAGCAGACAATGGAGAAGCCGAAGGAGAAGAGCCCCGAGCTCTTCATCGTATACCTGACCGCAGACGACATCAAAAAGATCGATTACATGATCGACGAGATGCTCGACGCGATGAAGGACGACGCGGGGATGGTCATCTCGGGGATATCGCGGGAAGCGATCGAGGAGCAGCAGCGGAGCCTCGAAGGGATCAAGGACGAGCTGACGGCAGCGAAGGCGGAAGGGAGGACGTTATGATCGTTAAGGATAAATTGACCGGGAAGGTGATCGGACGGGTCGGCTCGCTGATGCCGATCCGGGAGGCGCTCGACGACCTCGGGATCCTGGCACTCGCTGACGGGATCCTCCTCGATCAGGACGGGAAGCAGATCGTCGGGGCCACACTGAACACGCTCGAGACCGAGGCGGAATGCGTCTGGGTCGTCCGCTTCCGGTTTTGGGATGTGATCCCGGCCGACTGGCACACCTTCTGCGAGGTATCAAACCGGGAGGAAGCGAAGAGGCAGGCCGCGAAGCTGAAGGAACACCTCAGAAAAAAGGATATCATCCGGGTGGTGGCTCATGGGTATTGATATTTTCGGGGCGCTCTGGCACGAGATCGTGAGGAGTTACGAGATATGGACGCCGGAGAAGGCGCTCACCAACAACAGCGCGGATATAGCGAGATGGAAAGAGAAGGGCGGGATCACTCAGGAGCAGGCCTACGACCTGGAAGAGGCGAACCGCAGAATGCACTGGGCAATGACCCAGAAAGGAGGGCAGGATGTTCAACGAGCAGCAGAAGGATGACGCGCGAAGGATGGCCGCCAAGTTTGAGGCCTTGCCGGCAGCGGTCAAGGCCATGATCCTGACCGCCGGCTTCGCCCGGGAGCTGATCCCGGAGGTGAAAGCACAGAAGAACCAGCCGGAAACGGCAAAAGCATGAGAGAGGAGGTAGCAGAATGACGATTGACGTCAGAAACACGGAGCAATACATCAGGGCAGCAGCTGCCCGCCGCGGCATGACGCTGGGCGATCTTTGCGAGAAGCTCGGCACGAACCGCAACAGCCTAAAACGCCGATACCGCAACCCGAGAACCGCAAGCCTCGGCGACATTGTCGAGATTGGTGAGGCGCTGGACATGACGCCCGCGGAGATCATGGATCTGCTGATCCTGGCGACCGATCAGGTGAGCCGGGAGATAAAAGCGGAAGCCGCCACCGCGTAAGGAGGCGACGCCGTGACGTTTCGACAACTCAGCGAATTGATCGAAACGATCCGGAAGGACAAAGGGTTATCCCAGGAGAAGCTCGGACGGATGAGCGGCACCAGCAGGCGGGTGATCAGCAAGGTGGAAAACGGATGGATCCCGCCATTTGACACGATGGTGCAGATACTCGAGGCCCTGGGGTACACGGTAACGATAAAGAAAAAGCCGAAACAGACGGCACAGGCATAACCGCCGAGGAGGGCAAAACAATGACCAAACAGACAAGAAGACAGAGAGAAAAGCAGCGCCGGCAGGTGCTCATGGATGCAAAGGCAGCCTACGCCATGATGGCGATCGGGCAGGCGGATCTGGCTCAGGCATACCGGGAGATGGCGATCAGCCGCAACGCGGAGATCCTGGCGTCGTACCGGAAGCCGAAAAAGGAAAAAGCCCCCACGAAGTGGGAGCAGAGAGCGGCCCGCTACTGGGACAAAAAGTACGCAGACTGCATGTGAAAAAGAAAAGCGCCAGCACAAAGCCGGCGCCACGTCCAGAAGGACTACCAAAACAGACATAGTAAGTATAACACACCAAGGAGGTCAAAACAATGAAGCTTTACGAAATCACGGACAGCATGAGCGCACTCGAGGCCATGCTGGAAGACGAGACGCTGACCGATGAGGACACCAGGAAGGCGATCGCGGACACGCTGGAGAGCTTGGAGGGCGATCTGACCGACAAGGCGGAGAACATCGCCAAGCTGATCCGGAACTATCAGGCCGAGGCCGACAGCTGCAAGCAGGAAGCCGACCGCTTCGCCAAGCGCGCGAAGTCATGCGAGAACAAGGTCAAGAGCCTGAAGCAGTACCTGACCGGCGCGATGCAGGCAGCAGGCCGCGACAAGATGAAGGCCGGCCTCTTCAATCTCACCCTGCGGGCAAGCGGACAGAGGGCCATCACCTACAAGGTCAAGGCCGAGGAGCTGCCGAGCCGGTTCCGTAAGACCGAGAAGATCGTCAAGGCCGACACGGAGGCAGTCCGCGAATGGCTGAAGGCGGGGCACATCTCGAAATATTTCGAGCTGGCCCCGGCCACCATCTCGCTGCTGATCAAGTGATGGACACCTGGCTGATCTACTTCGACGGTGTGCCGGAAGCGGTCGAGGTGACCACGCAGCGAGGGCGGGACGTGCCGGCGATCCTGAACGAGGCCCGCGGAGGCTTCGCCCAGATCGGGGCGCAGGTCATCAACACGGCGAAGGTCATCCGACTGGAGCGGCAGAACCCCGTCAAATTTCATTCGTAACCCCCTCAGAATCGATTTTAACCCGAAAGATGAGGATTTATCCATTCGAGCAAATAAAACGCCATAAAACGCGTTTAAACGGTTTTAACCAGAAAGGACAAAAAAGCAGATGAGCGAACAGAGAAAGATTAATTTTGAATATCCGGAAGATGGCCAGACGAAAACGGCCGCGGAGATCAAGGCAGACATCCCGGAGGGCGGACGGATCCGCGTCGAAGGATCCGCGCCGAAGGTTCCGGCGATCTACCCGGCGATGGGCAAGGTCATGGCAGCCACGAAGGCGATCGCGAAGAACCAGATCAACGAGGCCCAGCGCTTCAACTTCCGCGGTATTGATGACGTCATGAACGGACTGCACCAGGCGATGGCGGACGCGGGCGTCTTCCTGACGACCGAGGCACACTACGAGAGCATGAGCCGAACCACGAAGACGGTCACCGGCTGGAAGAACGGACGGGAGATCACCAAGGAAGCGGTCGAGGTGCTGCTGCCGGTTACATTTCACTTCATCAGCGCGGAAGACGGATCCGAGCTGACCGCCGAGCTGATCGGCGAGGGCATCGACTACGGAGACAAGGGCATCAACAAGGCGCTTTCGATCGCCCTCAAGTATGCGCTGCTGCAGGCCTTTCTGATCCCGACCGAGGACATGGCCGAGCCGGACAAGGAAGCCTTCGAACGTGAGCCGGAGCAGAAGGCGGCAAAAGAGGCAAAAGCACCCGCCCAGAAGAAAGAGCAGAAGCCAGCGCCGGCTAAGGCACCCGATAAAGCCCGCCAGGAGCCCCCACAGGACGTTAAAAACGCGCTGGCGTATAAATTACCGGACGGAACGCTCGGCGAGCTTTACAAGACAAATAAAGCCCGTTTTGACGAGATCGCGAAAGGCGGCTCCGATCTGGAGCGTGACCTGTGCCGAATCATCGACCAGTATGTGGCGCTTTGCCGCAAAAACAAGGAGGATAAGAGATGAACGTCATCACGTTAGTGGGCCGCATGGCCAAGGATCCGGAGATCCGATACACGCAGGGCACCAACTCGACCGCGGTCGCGAGCTTCACCGTCGCCGTCCGTCGGCGCTTTGTCCGCGAAGGTGAGGCCGACTGCGACTTTATCAGCTGCAAGGCATTCGGCAAGACCGCCGAATTTATCCAGAAGTACTTCGCCAAGGGCTCATGGATCGCCGTCAACGGATCCCTGCGGGTGGAATCCTACACCGCCCGCGACGGATCCACGCGCTGGTCGAAGGATGTCATCGCCGACCAGGTGACCTTCGCCGGAAAGAGCGAGCCGGCACCGACCAACCAGCCGGCGGCTAAGGAAAAGAGTGACCGCCAGTTTGCCAAGGCTCAGCAGGCAGAGATCGGGCCCGAAGACTTCGAGCCGATCGACGAGAGCATCGAAGGCGAAGACGATCTGCCGTTCTGAAGGGAGGCGGGAGCGTGAAAAGATACACCGAGAAGATGAGAGAGGACTACATGAAAGTCTTCGGCCTCATCCAGTACGGAGCGGAGAACGCCATCGGACGCGCTGAGCTTTGCCGGAGAAGCGGGCTCGCCGATCGGAAGGTCAGGAAAGCGATCGAGGAGCTTCGGAGAGACTACCCGGTCGTCCATACGCCGGGCAAGGGCTACTTCATCGCCCGGATCGGAAACCACGACGACCAGATGCAGGCCCTCGCCTACTTCAAACGGGAGCAGGCGCGCATGAAGCGGATCGCCTGGAACGCCCGCGGGCTGCAGCGATATCTTGGCCCGATCGCCACGGGCGAGATCATGGCCGGGCAGGAGGCACTATGAAAAACAGCTTTATCTTTTACCGGTCTTTCATCACCGGAACGGAGGAATTGAACGACGCAGACTTCCGGATCCTGATCAGGGCGATAGCATCCTACGCCCTCGACGGTGAGGAGCCGGAGCTTTCGGGAGTCCTGAAGATGCTCTTCGAGTTTGCTCGACCGAATATCGATTTTTCAAACAAGAAGCAAAGAGACGGAGCGAAAGGAGGCAGACCGAAAACCACTGGTAAAACCACTGGTTTAACCACTGGTTTAAGCGATTCAGATTCAGATTCAGATTCAGATTCAGATAAAGATTCAGATTCAGATGGGGATGTAGAGAGGGAGTGTGAGGGGGAGACCCCCACACCCCCCGCCACACCCAGGAGGAGAAGAACCAGCAAGGGCGGGTTCAGTACGGCGCAAGGCTACGATTACGACCAGATCATCGAGCAGAACCGGCAGCGGATGATGGAGAAGGTCGTCAGCCTGAACGAAGCAGCGAAGGAGGCGAGAGGATGAGCGACACGCTGAAGATCCCCGACCAGATATTCGAGACCCGGTGCCGCTGGTGCATGCATGGGAACCCGGACGCGGGAAACAAGGAGATCCCGGCCTGGTGGGTGTTTGCGCCGGCGCACCGGGGGGATCTCTCCTGCAAGGTTATGAGTATATCACGGCCGGGAAGGATCGCGGAGGGCGAGTGCGAGACATTCGCGCCGCATGTCATGTTCGGGCTGTGTGACTCGTGCCGGTTTAATAGAATGTTTAACGAGCCGACATTTTGCAAACTGGAGGATCGCAAGAACTACAGGCCGGTCTTCATCGGGGCCAGATATGGAGACCACCGGAAGGCCTACGACGTGCACCGCCTTTGTACTTGCGATTGCTACAAGGCCAGTCCGTACTGGGCGGACATCATGAAACGGGACGCGGCGGCGGGGAAGATCCCCCGCAATTTCGACCCGGACACGATGAAGCCGATCGGAGAGATGGAGCGAAACCTCGTCGCGGAAAAGTGGGCGAAGATGGACGAAGAGCAGCGCCGGAAGGAAGCGGCCGAGGAAAAGATCAAAGAGACACGGGAGCCAGTGCAGGAAGAAGAGCAGATCGGCTTCGCGGATGAAGACTACGAGGAGGACGAAAAATGAAATTATTAACCGAGCGGCAATACGCGGAGGCCATCAACGAGGCCATTAACAGATTCAGCGAAAGACGAGACGCGCAGGACTACGTAAACGCCCGCCTGCTGGAAGTCGAAGAACATCTCCGAAGCATTCGGAGCGCCATCGATGAGCAAAGTAGGAGGATCGACAGGCTCGAAGAAATCTTTTTGCGGAAGCCGGAAAAGACAAAGGGCCAGCACGTAAACGAAGCGGTGCCCATGCCATTTATCACCACCACAGGGGAGGACGAGCTATGACGCAGGAGGAGCTGAAGCGGTGTCCGTTTTGCGGGGCACGCGGGGCGATCGTGGACGTCACCTGGGAGTATGAGCTCTGGGAGGCCAACAAGACCGGGACGGTGCGCAAATGGTGGTGCGTCGAGTGCTTCGGATGCCACGCGAGAGGCCCGGAAGAGACAACACAAGGCAAGGCCGCGGAGGCCTGGAACAGGAGGACAACATGTTCTTGAGCATGGAGAGTTTAAACGAGCAAATGGCGACGATGGAGAAAATGGCGCGGGTCTCGCTGTACCAGATGTGGTTCCCGTTCGAGATGGGATACTCTGAGCCGTCCCGGCCGGGCTTCTATCTCGTCACCAAGGAGCAGAACACCGGAGAGCGGCAGGTCGCCTTCGGGCACTGGAGCGGATCGGAATGGTCAGGCAACGGCAACTTCACAAACGTGGTCGCCTACATCCCCGTGCCTGATCCGTGGGGAGGAGAGGAAGATGATTAACATCTGGATCCCTGGAGAACCGCCCAGGGCGACAGCCCAGCAAAAGGGATTTAACAGACGGACGGGCCGGTACTACGTGAAGGACTCGGTCAGATCGGCCGCGGCCCGCTTCGACTGGTATATCGCCGCGGCCATGAGGGAGCAGGGCATCGAGGAGGAGATCACCGAGCCGGTGACGGTGTGGATCCGCTTCGGCTTCCCGACATCACGAAAAGCCCTGCGCTATCAGCCGAAGGACACGCGCCAGGACGTGGACAACCTTTCGAAGCAGCTCATTGACGAGCTGATGGCGTGCCGGCTGCTGAAGGACGACGCACTGATCTATCACCTGGACTTGATGAAGTTCTGGGTGCCCGCGGAAGAGGCGGGCATAAAAATACAAGTCCAGACACGGACGGAAGAGGAGGAGATGCTTTGATCAAACTCATAAAAGGCAACTGCCTGACCAAGCTCGAGGAGGTCGCGCCCGCTTCCGTGGACATGTGCCTGATCGATCCGCCCTACTCATCCGGCGGACTCTTTGCCGGAGACCGGAAGATGGACACCCGGACGAAGTACACCGACACGGACTTTCTGGGCGCGGCCCGCTTCCAGAACTTCAGCGGCGACAACATGGATCAGCGCGCCTTTATCCACTTTCTGACGGTCGTCTCGGCTGATCTACGGGAGAAAACCAAGGAGGGCGGCGTGGTCGCGTGCTTCACCGACTGGCGGCAGCTGCCGGCCGTGTCCGACGCGCTGCAGATGGGCGGCTGGGTATGGCGCGGCGTAGCCGTCTGGGACAAGGGCACGAGCCGGAACATCCTCGGGCGGTACCGGAACGATTGCGAATATATCGTCTGGGGGACGAATGGCGCGCGAGAAGTAAAGCCGGAGGTTTACAAGGGCTCCGGAGCGCTTCCGGGTGTGTACCGTGTGCCATCCATCACAACAGGCGAAAAGCACCACCAGACCGAGAAGCCGGTCGCGCTTCTTCGGCAGCTGCTGAAGATATGCCCGGTGGGGGGGGGTGGTGCTGGACTGCTTCATGGGATCAGGCAGCACCGGCGTGGCAGCCGTTGAGGAAAAGCTCGGATTTATCGGCATAGAACTAAACGCGCATTATTTCGAAACAGCACAGCAGCGGATCGGTCAGGCCATCGAGAACGGCGACCAGATCGAGCTGGTATTTGACGAGGAGGAGAGAGAAGATGAGAATCAGACAAATGAGGCGCCGGATCATCAAGGCGCTGCAGAAGCGGGACGGGTACAGGAAGATCAACAAGAGGTTCTCGTGGACGTGGAAGACCTACGCCCGCCCAAACAGTGACGGAGGCGGTCAGAATGGTGCCGTTCATGCCTGACGAACAGGACGAAGCGAGGGCGACCGTCTGGCTGATCATCATCCTGCTGATGATCCTCGCGGTCGTCATCCGCGTGACAGGATAAGCAAACCCCGCCGGGTTATCTCGGCGGGGCGTTTTTGTCCCAATTCGGTGCAAATCCGCAAATGGTGAAAAATATCGGATACCATGAACCCAAATACACAGAGGGGAGGGGCAAACGTGGCGGAAACGGGAAGACCGAGGAAGCCGATCAGCAAGAAGACATTCGAAGAGCTATGCCGGATCCAGTGCACGGAGGAGGAGATCTGCGACGTGCTGGACGTCAACCGCACGACCCTGAACCGATGGGCGCGGGAGACATACGGGGAGACTTTCGCACAGGTATATAAAAAATATAGGGAAGGCGGGAAAGCATCCCTGCGCCGGAGCCAGTGGGCGCTCGCAAAGACCAACGCCACAATGGCGATCTGGCTCGGCAAGCAAATGTTAAACCAGTCAGACAGCCCCGTGGAGGTCAACGCGCGGGTGTCCAATAACCTGATCGAGGCGCTGAAGTCGACAGCCTCGGCAGACTGGGCGGGAGATCAAGACGATGCCAAGACGGAAGAAGACGCGCCAGATCGAGTTTAAGCCGTTCAGCAGGCGCCAGCGGATGGTGCTCAACTGGTGGACGGACACGAGCCCGGTCAGAAATTACGAGGGGATCATCGCGGACGGCGCGATCCGATCCGGCAAGACTCTTTCGATGGCCCTCGGCTATGTGATCTGGGCGATGGCATCCTTCGACGGCGAATACTTCGGGATGTGCGGGAAGACCATCGCGAGCTTTGAGCGGAACGTCCTCAAAGATTTAACGCCGGCGCTGCAGGGGCAGGGGTACACGGTGACCCGTCACCGGGCAGAAAACACGATCACGATCGAGAACGGCGAGACCTCAAACACGTTTTTTATCTTCGGCGGCAAGGATGAAGCCTCGCAGGACTTGGTGCAGGGCATCACCCTGGCGGGCTGCTTCTTCGACGAGGTCGCCCTGATGCCGGAGAGCTTCGTCAACCAGGCGACCAGCCGCTGCAGCGTCGAAGGGTCTAAACTTTGGTTCAACTGCAACCCGGAGAGCCCGCGGCACTGGTTCAAGCAGGGATGGATCGACGGACGGCACCCGAAAAGGCTGCTATATGTCCATTTTTCGATGGACGACAACCCGTCCCTCAGCGAGGAGAAGAAAGCGGCCTACCGTGCGCGGTATACAGGGGTCTTCTATCGGCGCTATGTGCTCGGGCTTTGGGCGATGGCCGAGGGGCTCGTTTATAACATGTTTGACCCGGAGCGGCACACGTTCGACCCGAAGGGCTGGGAGTGGTCGCCGTTCTGCTGGTACTATGTCGCGATCGACTACGGCGCGATGAATCCCTTCGCGGCGCTGCTGATCGAGTACGATCCGCGCACCAGAGTGTCCCGCGTGATCCGTGAGGTCTATTACTCAGGCAGGGAGACACAGATCGGCGTAGACAATGAGGCATATTATGACATGCTCGTCCAGCTCGTCCAGGATGTCACGATCGAGCAGGTGATCGTGGATCCGTCCGCGGCGTCCTTCATAAACACGATCCGGAAGCACGCACGCTGGAGCGTGGCCGGCGCGGACAATGACGTCCTGAACGGCATCGTCGAAACCACGAAATATATCAATCTTGGTTTGCTGCAGGTGTCGACCGACTGCCGGCGCCTGATTGAAGAATTCGGGATGTACAGATGGGACACGAAGAGCACAGAAGACCGCGTTATAAAAGAGCACGACCACGCGCTGGACGCGTTAAGGTACTACGTGTGGACTATCTTGGCAATGATAAACAAAGGAGACGTATAACCAAATGGCGAGAGAAAAACAGGTCAGCCTGTCCCGGCAGGTCTATGAGGCGTTCGGGATCCCCGGCAAGATCAGCCAGACGATGGCGGAAGCGATCGACGCATTTTACGACGCAGCGAAGGGTGAGCCGAGATGGCTCGAGCCGGGCGACGATCTGAAGACCCTCAACTTCGGAAACTTCGTCGCGTCCTACGCCGCGGCGCTGGTATGCCTGGATGTGTCGGTCAAAATCAACAGCGAGACCGAGCGCGGGCAGCTGCTGCAGCGTAATGTCGATTACGTGCTCAAGCGCTTGCGCGAGAACGTTCAGCGGGGCCTGAGCAATGTCGGGATCATGTTCAAGCCGAACGGCGTCAACGTGGATTATATAAAGCCGGGCGACTTCGTCCCGCTGGAGGTCAACAGCAACGGCGACATCCTGGCGTGCGCGTTCAAGACGACGGCGACGGCCGGAAAGTATCGCTACACCCGCTGGGAGTATCACCATTTTGCAAACCAGACGGTCGTCAACGATGAGACCGGAGAGGTCACCGTCGAGAGGGTCTACCGGATCGACAACCGGGCATTCAAGCAGGAGATCGGCGGGACATACGACGAACGCCATCCGATCGGCGACGAGTGCGACCTGTCAGAGGTTCCGCAGTGGCGCGGGATCGAGCGGACGGTCATCGCCCGCGGAGTGGATCGGCCGTTGTATGCTTATTTCCGGAACCCCGCAGCGAACACGATCGACGAGGACAGCTGCCTCGGCGTGCCGGTGTGGTTCCCGGCAGCTGAGGAGATCGCGGCGCTCGACTACGCATGGAGCAGAAAAGACACCGAGGTGGCCGATTCGAAGCACGTCACCTATATGCCGGGGACGGCGATCCGGTACGCCGACAAGCACAACATCACCCTGCCGCGGATGGTCACCGGCGTGGAGATGGGCGTCGGCGTCAACGCTGACAACCAGATCCATGAGCACGTCAGCACGCTGCTGACTGATCAGCGAATCAAAGATATTAACGCGGATCTTTCTCTGATCGGTATCAAGTGCGGATTCGGGCCCGGCCGCTTCAAACTCGACCGCGAGGGCGGATATGTCACCGCGACAGAGATCGAGGCGGGAGACCAGGACGCGATCGAGACCGTGAAGACGATCCGCGACGCCCTGAAGGATACCCTCACCGACCTGATCTACGCCTGCGACAAGATGGCCGACAACATCGGCGACACGCTGCCGGCGGATTACTCGATCCAGTTCGGGTTCGGCGACATCACGTACAATTACGACGAAGATCGGGCGCGCTGGCTGAGCTATGTCAGCCTCGGCATAGTCACGCCGGAAGCCTACCTGCAGCGCTTCGAGAACATGAGCGAGCAGGAGGCCCGCGCGATGGTGCAGGCCGCGAAGAGCGCCCAGAACGTCAACACGGACATGAGATTCTACGGCGAGGAGTGATTCGATGCTGACCCCGGAACAGATCCAGGAGCTGACAACCGAAGCGGCAGCCGTGACGGAGGAGCTCAACACGAAGCTGATCCGGCTCATGATTAAGCGCGTCTGCGAGCGCCTGAGCCGCGGGGACGAGTATCTGATCACCTCGGTGGACGTGTGGACGGCGCAAACACTTCGGGACATCGGAGGCGATTTAACAGCCGTAGCGCGTCTCGTGGCTCAGTATAACCCAAAAATACAGGCGGCCATCTTCGGAGCGTTTAACGCGGCTTTTAAGGCCTCGTGGGAGCAGGAGACGGGCATCTACGCCGCCGCGGGGATCACCCAGATGCAGCCGGCCTCGTTCTATGTCGAGATCCTTCGGCGGAACTACGAGCAGACGCTCGCCGATTACATGAACTTCACCCGATCGATCGCCTCGACCTGGCAGACGGAGTTTTTCAACATCACGAGCCGGGCATATATGGCGGTGGCATCCGGAGCGATGAGCTACACCGGCGCATACTCTCAGGCGATCCGCGAGATGGTGGACACACCGTTCAAGGCGATCGTCTACCCGTCCGGGCATGTGGACACGATCGAGACGGCGACGGTGCGCGCGATCCGGACGGCGGTCAACCAGACGGCGGCCGACATCACCCAGCGCCGGATGCAGGAGGTCGGCTGGGACATCGTTCTGGTGTCCGCCCATTACGGCGCCAGACCGAGCCACGCAGCATGGCAGGGCAAGTTCTACAGCCTCAACGGCACCACGCCGGGGCTGAAGACGCTCGCGGAGGCTTGCGGGTACGGTGAGGTCGACGGCCTTTGCGGTGCCAACTGCCGCCACAGCTTCGGCCCTCATACGCTCGACTATAACCCATATGACGACATCGCCATAAATCGGGAGGAGTCCGCGAAGATGTACAAGGCCGAGCAGACGCAGAGAGCCTACGAGCGGGAGATCCGGCACGACAAATCCGCCCTGATGGAGCTGGAGACAGCCAAAGCGGAATCCGTAAACACGGAAGCGGTCGAGCGGATCGCGGAGGACTACAACCGCCGAGCCTACCACATGGCGGAGACCGAGCGGAAGTATAACGAGTTTTCAGAGGAGCACGCACTCAAAACGCAGCCGTCCCGGATGGAGGTCGGAGGCTTCGGCAAGGAGCAGGAGAAGAGCGCGACGCGGGCCGCTTTGGCGTGGCGCAAGCGGTTACAACAGGAGTCATAAAGAGAGCCGGCACCGATGGGTGCCGGTCTTTTGTTGCACCAATTCGGTGCAAAATCCAATAAAGGGGATTTTTCCCGCTAAACTGAATTTAGTTTCATGATTCAGCCTCCTAAGGAACGGTCGGCCGGCACAGTGCGGCGCAAGATTCCCAACCTTGCAAGCTCGGCGGTGCAAGTCCCCGCGGTCGATTACCAAGCGCAGGTTTATAGCGCACCCAAACCACCACGAGGACGACTCGTTAATAAACCGTAAAGGAGAGGGAAAGAATGAAGAACGTAGCAACCATCCTGCGGGAGATGGGCATCGAACTGACCGAAGAGCAGGAAAAGGATCTGCTCAAGCAGACGGCGACGGAGTACATCACCAGAGCAGAGCACGACAAGAAGATCGAACGACTGGAAGCAGATCGCGACCAGTACAAAGGCCAGCTGGACGAAGCGAACGCAACGATCGCGAAGTTTGACGGCATCGATCCGGCTAAGGTGAAGGAAGACATCGCGGCATGGCAGCAGAAGGCGGAGAACGCCGAGAAGGAGTACAGCCAGAAGCTGGCAGCCAGAGAACGCCGCGACCTGATCAGCAAAGCGCTGGATGCTTACAAGTTCAGCAGCAGAGCAGCGCGCGACAGTATCGCCTCGAAGCTGGAGGCGGACGAGATCACGGTCAAGGACGGCCACCTGATGGGCTTCGAGGACTATATCAAAGCCTATCGAGAATCAGACGCCGACGCATTCGCGCCGGACAACCAGCCCGCATCATTCACGACCCCGGCCACCGGATCCACCGGTACCGGAACACTTACGAAAAAAGACATTTTGGCCATTAAAGACCCGAAAGAGCGCCAGCGGCTGATCGCCGAAAACCTGAACCTCTTCGGCCATTAATGGCGGAAGGAGTAAACAATGGCAGCAGCAGCCAACCTTACCAACAGCGCCGCGATCACTACCGCGGCTCGTGAAATCGACTTCGTCTCCCAGTTCTCGCGCGACCTTTCCGCACTTCGCGAGGCTTGGAACCTTTCCAACCCCATCCGCAAGCCGGCAGGCGCAGAGATCAAGGGCAAGACCGCTTCCGTCACTCTTCAGCCGGGCGCAGTCGCAGAAGGCGACACCATCCCGTACTCCAAGGCGACGGTCGCCCCGGTATCCCTCGGCACGATCAACCTCGAGAAGTACCGCACCGGCGTGACCATCGAGGCGATCAAAGATCACGGCTATGCAAACGCCGTCGCCGAGACCGAGGAAGCCTTCCGCGGCGAGCTTCGCGACAAGATCCTCGACAAGTTCTACAACTACCTCGAGACCGGCACCCTCACCGGCACGAAGGCCACCTTCCAGGCAGCCGTCGCGAACGCGATCGGCAAGGCGAAGGCACAGTTCCAGGGTCTGAAGAAGGACGCCAACCGCATTGCCGTTTTTGTCAACACTGTTGACTTTTACGACTACCTGGGCAATCAGGCCATCACCGTCCAGACCCAGTTCGGCATGGAGTATGTAACCAACTTCCTCGGCGCCGCGGTTATGGTTCTGAGCGACAAGGTCACCTCCGGAAAGGTCATCGCGACCCCGGTCAAGAACGTGGTTATTTACTACGTTGACCCGTCGGATGCTGACTTCGCAGACGCCGGCCTCGTTTACACGACTGACGACGAGCTCCCGCTGGTCGGCTTCCACACCGAGGGCAACTACGGCACCGCAGTGTCCGACATGTTCGCCATCATGGGCGTGGTTATGGCCGCCGAATACCTGAACGGTATCGCGGTTATTACCGTCAGCGCGTCCTGAGCATAAGGAGGGCGCGGCATGTATGCAGACTTTACGTTTTACGTAAGCACCTACGGCGGAGCGCTGATCACTGACGCGACCGAGTTCGAGCAGCTGGCAAGCCGCGCCGACCTTGAGATCACCAAGGCAACAAACAACAGG